GTATAATGGACCGACGGCTAGCTCTCCATGAGAAGCTGGTCGAGATCCTCGGGTCGGACAAGGTCTATTACCAGCCACTCCCGTCGCTTAAGCTCTCGTATCCGTGCATCGTATACGAGCGGCATCCGGGTGATCCGATGTACGCGGACAACATCAAGTATATCAAAGCGAACCGGTTCCAGGTTACTCTGATTGCCCGGCATCCCGAGGACCCGACACGAATGAAGATCGAGGACCTTTTGTTCAGCCGCCATGAGTCTCGACTCGTAGCGGACAACCTATATCACGACATCTTCGACGTCTACTATTAGGAGATAAAATGGCAGCTCTCACTTGGGATAAGACCGGTGAGCGCCGTATTGAGACTGGTGTCGACCACTGCGCACTTTATGTGTACGACCCGACCCAGAAGATGTACGGCAAGGGCGTTGCTTGGAATGGTATCACCGCCATCTCTGAGAAGCCCGAGGGCGCCGAGGCTACTGACCTCTACGCCGACAACATTCTGTACCTCTCCATGCTCTCGGCCGAGAAGCTGAAGGCCACAATTGAGGCCTACACCTACCCCGATGAGTTTGAGAAGTGCGACGGCTCTGCTGAGCTCACCAAGGGCGTCAAGATCGGTCAGCAGGACCGACTCGCCTTCGGTCTCGTCTACCGCACCAAGATCGGTGACGATGTGGCTGGTCAGGACAAGGGCTACAAGCTCCACATCCTGTACGGCTGCAAGGCCTCTCCTTCCGAGAAGGGTTACAAGACCGTCAACGACTCTCCCGAGGCGATCTCCTTCTCCTGGGAGCTGTCCACCACCCCTGTCACGGTGAGCGGTGCTAAGCCTACCTCGCTGCTGACCATCTCGTCTCTTGACGTCGACGCCGGTAAGCTGAAGGCCCTCGAGGCCAAGCTGTTCGGTTCCGACGCCGGTCAGGGTGGAGCCTCGGCCACCGAGCCCAAGCTCCTCCTGCCGGACGAGATCAAGGCTCACTTCGCAGGCTGATATACCACACCGGGGGCTCAGAGACCTAGACTCCTGGGCCCTCGGTGCCTGCAATGCTTATAGTTTCTATCCCGGATCTCGACGGGTTCGACGAGGAGACAGGCACCTTTGTCTCCATGCCTGGCGGAGTCCTGCACCTGGAGCACAACCTGGTCGCGCTGTCAAAATGGGAGTCAATTACCCATAAACACCTCATCGGTAACGACAAAGTCACCCCCGAGGAGATGGCCCTATACATCAAGTGTATGATCACGGATGAAGAGTATGACCCGTCGCTCCTGGATAGGATTCCCCCATCTGAGGTCGATCGTATTAGCGCCTACATGGCAGACACGATGACCGCAACCACCATCCGCGAGACGGGTGGAGAATCTGGGTCTGGCGAGTATACATCCTCCGAACTAATCTACTACTGGATGATCGCTTGTCAGATCCCCTTCGAGTGTGAGACATGGCACATCAACCGACTACTCACACTCATTCGGGTATGTAACCAAAAGAATCAGCCCGATAAGAAGATGTCCCAGTCCGAGATTATGGAACGGAACCGGGAACTCAACAGAGCCAGGCGAGCGAAGCTTGGCTCGAAGGGATAACAATGATCAGTCACGAAGACATTCCCGAGGAGGCGCTTGCTCCGCAGGCCCACATCGGCACTGATCCCATGGAAGACAAGGACATTCACGTGTCCCAGACTACTGAGGTGATGAAGTGAGCGTCGCAGATCAGGTACTCGCTCGCGCCGCAGCGAGGATTGGTTACTATGCACCAGACGACCCTCAGCCCGGATCCGAAGCTGGCCGATACTGGGCAGCTCGAACTGGTCAGCAGTGGCTTGCTGGACCGTCCGACTCTGTTTGGTGGTGCATGCTCTTCGTCAGCATGTGTCTGGACGAGTGCGGGCAGATTGACGCTATTGGAGGATTCTCCTTTAACACTGACTACACCGTCAACAAGGTCCGCCAGCACCCTGACGCTTACTTCGTATCGGTTTACGACGCCAAGCCCGGCGATGTCGTCATCTACGACTGGGACGGCGGCGGCACGGACCACGTGGGCTTCGTCGAGAAGAACCTTGGCGGAGGCACGCTCCAGACGATTGAGGGGAACACCTCGTCTGGCAGCTATGGCTCTCAGTCTGCTGGAAATGGTGTATGGCGCCGGGTCCGCAGCGAGTCGATCGCCTATGTGATTCGTCCTGCGTATACCGATTCTCCCAGCAACACTGCTCCCGCTGGTCCCGCCGACATCCGCGCTCTGCAGCGTGCAGTCCGGGCTACCCCCGACAACGTCGCCGGACCGAACACTCGCTCTCGCTGCTACGCTCTGGCCGCGGCTTCCAACTGGGGCGGAAAGACCTTCCCCTTCGGTGTGGCCTTCACTCAGTCTGTGGTTGGGACTGAGCAGGATGGGATCTGGGGCGAGGCCTCTGAGGAGGCTCATGACGCAACCGTCGAGGCCGTTCAGGATGCAGTCGGCGCTGAGGTCGATGGCATCTACGGCGCCGAGACAAACACCAAGGTGAACGCCCTGCTCGACAGGGCCGAACAGCCGTAGGAGGCTCAAAATGGCAGCACCATACTGTACAGTTACTGGTACTATTCCCGGCGGCGAGAACGGCAAGGCTACTGTCCGAATTACTCCGGACGTTGATGGAGCCACCGCGACGCTCAACGGTACTGAGGTCTCCATGCGTGAGTATCTCATCACCACGGATCAGGCTGGATCTATCCGAGTAGAGATCCTTGCCCCAGGTTCCGGCGTCAACCCCGGTGGAAACTGGACTCACACCGTCGAGATCAAGACCCCCGTTGAAGTCTCGATTAAGCACGTCTCTCTCGTCCAGGGTGAGACGATCGATATCGTTTCCGCTGCACCAGTTCGGAAGATTGCTCCGGACATCTTCTTCGGACCTGCATCTCGACCCCTTCCCCTCCTGTCGGGGGGTAGTGGTGGTGGCGCTGGTCTCTCTACCGTTCTTGGCTCTCTCCCGCTTCAGCCGGGCCGAGTTGTTCCGACAGTTGGTTTCTTCGGGGATTCATGGTCTACTGAGGCCATGATGGGTCCCGGATTCAACCTTCCTGCCGCAGCTTCTCGACTTCTCGGATGTGTTCCGATGGTTAGCGCCATTGACGGAAGTGGCTTCGCCCACTCCAAGGAGGGGAACCTCAGCTTTGAGGTCGACTCTCGAGTTAATGCGGTCTGCGCATCTATCCCCAACCTTATTGTCACTGTCGGTTCTCTAAACAGCGACAAGGTTGTGGAGAATGGCGACACGAATGGTTCTAAGATTACGGAGGCGGTTCGGAACTTCGTCACGAAGGTTCGCACTAAGCTTCCCAACGTTCCGATCATCATGGTTGGTCCAGAGCCCTCCTCGGTTAGTCGTCTACAGTCTCGCGATGCCCACGTCAACGTTAAGGCCCAAAAGGCCGGTGTTGAGGCTGCTGGTGGCGTCGCTAACGGTGTGGTCTTCATCGACTGGCTTGGTATCGCTGACAAGCAGGCGGTTCCTTTCCGTGAGGGTCGAGAGAATGCCGAGGGTGATGTTGTGGTCTATGGCGGTGTCGCTTATCGAGTGACTAAGGCTTGGACTGCTGGCTCCGGTGAGACCCCGCTCACTCCGGGGGCTCCGACGATTCAGGTTTCTGACGTTCTGTCTGGAACTGGTAACGAGGCTAACAAGCAGAATGACGGGACTCGTGACATTCTGCTGATGTCTGATGACACTCACCCCACTAAGGCTGGATCTACTGCGTTCGGTTCGGCGCTGGCTATCCGAATCTCGGAAGGGTACAAGGCAATCGAGGGCTGGGCCCAGTCTAAGGGACCGGTGCTTCCTGCCACTAAGGTAGTGACACCTACGCCTGGACCAGCTAAGCCTCCAGTACCTAATCCGGGTGACACACCGGTTCCTCCCACGCCTCAGCCTAAGCCAGCTGGTCTCCCGATCATGGCCTGGCTTCCTGGAGGATGGGGGACTGAGAACCGAATCGCGTACAGCCTCGACGACATCAAGGCTGTGGCTGCACTCAAGCCGGATCAGGTTGCACTCCCGATTCAGTCCACAGCTGATGAGAATGACTCTGCGGTAGCCATCCCTCAGAACTATGAGTCAGGCAAGGAGTTCAGTCAGTACGGGCTCAATACAATTCGAAACGCGGGTGTGAATACCGCTGGTATGATCGAGGCACTGAATACTCTCGAAGCCCAGAACATCGCGGTACTACCGAACGTTCGAACTGGAAAGGTGGATTCTGGAGCTCAGTGGTACCGTTCTTCCGACGGCAAGATCCTCCCGATCCTATTGAAGCGTACCGGTAAGCTATACTTCGCGATTCACTACCGTGGCCAGAATAAGCTCCGGGAGATCATGAAGACCGACTACACCGGTCTTAAGCGTGTCTCGGACAACACCGATGGTGCCGCAGACTGGCAGATCTCCGCGGTCAAGGACGCCCAGCTCGGTGTTCTCCCGGCAAGCACTGGAGCAAACGCGTGGTCTGCTGCAAAGTCCGCTTTCCCCGAGGGTGTCTGGGTTCTTGTCGCCAATAAGGACGAGCAAGCCTCGGCGACCGCTGCAGCGAAGGCCGCTGGTGTCACCATTGTCGGCTGGGCCGTTCCCAATGCTGAGGCATTCGCTAAGTTGAAGGCCTGACCTAGGAGAATCATGATTACGATCGAGAGCCAGGGAGACTGGAAACTCACCAGGAATTGGTTTGACAAGATGACGAAGTTAGACCTGGCTCTGATCATGAATCAGTTCGGCAAGGAGGGGGTTTCTGCTCTCAAGGCGGCGACCCCCTCCAGGTCGGGTGAGACAGCCGCTAGCTGGAACTACGAAGTCACGAGAACCGGCAACAACTGGAAGATAACCTGGACAAACTCACACGTAAACAACGGCGTAAACATCGCCGTCATCTTGCAATATGGTCACGGTACTCGCAATGGCGGGTATGTCGTTGGCCGAGACTACATCAACCCCGCTATCAGGCCCGTATTTGACAAGATCGCAAAGAAGGCCTGGAAGGAGGTCACTAAGTAGTGGCTACTATTGACGAGCGGGTAGTCTCGCTCAAGATGAACAACAAGCAGTTCCTGTCCGCAATCAAGGAATCCGCGTCCAGCATGGACCGTCTCAAGGATTCCCTCAAGATGCAGGGTGCTGCAGACGGTCTCTCTCGTATCGGAGAGATCGCAAAGAACACCACCCTCGGCGATCTGGCCACTAAGGCTCTCGACATCGGCAAGAACATGACCGTCATGCAGGGTCTTGCCGTCACCGCATTCGGTGGAATCGGTGTTGCGGCTCTTAATGCTGGTCGAAGCGTGGTCTCTGGTTTCATTGGAACCATTAAAGACGGCTTTAATGAGTATGAGCTCAAAATGAGAGCAATTCAGACCATTATGGCCAACACAGTCGAGAAAGGGACCACCCTCGGCGAGGTTAAGACCTCTCTGGCTGAGCTGAACACCTATGCTGATAAGACAGTATACAGCTTCAGTGACATGACTCACGCCATTGGTCTGTTCACCGCCGCAGGCGTTGACCTGCAAACCTCTGTGGCGTCGATTAAGGGCCTGTCTAACCTAGCAGCAGCCTCTGGTTCAACTGCCCAGCAGACAGCCACGGCATACACTCAGCTTTCTCAGGCTATCGCGGCTGGCGCAGTCCACCTTCAGGACTGGAACTCACTGGTCCAGGCAGGTATGGGCGGTGAGTCATTCAGGAACGCCCTTATCGAGACCTCCCGAATGATGGGTACTGGCTACGATGAGGCTATTGCTAAGGACGGTAACTTCCGAGAATCTCTCAAGGAAGACTGGCTTACTGCTCAGGTCATGACGACCACCCTGACTGCTCTCACAAACGACCTCTCTGAGGCACAGCTTGTCGAGATGGGCTACTCTGAGGAGCAGGCCCATAAGCTCAAGCAGTTTGCTCAAGGTGCGTTTGATGCCGCGACCAAGATTCGAACCTTTAGTCAGTTAGTAGATACCACTAAGGAAGCTATTGGCTCCGGATGGGCCGAGACGTTCGAGATCCTATTTGGTGACTTCGAAGAGGCGTCAGTCCTTTTCACCTCTATTGGTGATTGGCTTGGTTCAGTTATTAAGTCTAGCGCTGATGCCAGAAATGGGTTCCTCCAGATGTGGAAGGACCTTGGCGGACGCACCGCCCTCGTTCAGGGTCTGGCTAATATCTTCTGGGCCATCGTCAAAGTTCTCGGACAGATCGGAACCGCCTTCCGCCGAGTATTCATGAATGCTAGTGCTGAGGGTCTTGTCAGGATCACGAAGGCTTTCGAGAATTTCACGTCGAAGCTCATCATTACTAATAACTTTGCTGAGAAGCTTGAGTGGACGTTCACAGGGGTCTTCTCGATCTTCCACATCTTTGCCACGATCCTTGGGGAAGTCGCGCAGGTAGTCTTTACGGTTGCCTCACATATTGTCAGTGCTCTATTCCCAGCATTCACTGGGATTAACTCTGGTGTATTCCAGATCACGAAGGTCATTGGTAAGGCAATCTATTGGTTTGACCAGTGGTTCACCAAGCTAGACCTTGGCGGAAAGATACTCAAGCTGCTCCTACCTCCGATTGACCTAGTCGGTAAGGCAATCAAGTGGGTTTCAGACAAGATCCATGACTTCATTATGTGGATCGACTTCACAGGAAAGGTCAAGGGTGCCGGAGAGGGGCTTAAGAACCTCGCTTCGAAGTTCGGACTCGTCAAGGACGCTCTTAAGAACTCGGTTATCGGTCGAGAGTTCTCTGCCGCGATGGATTCCATCCACAGCGGAGTAGACAAGGCCAAGTCCAAGATCAATGAGTTCGCAGGAAGCGTCGGAGACAAGTTAAAGGCTAAGCTGGTTTCCGGCAAAGCTGCTTTGTCCGACTACTTCCAGGGCTTCAACCTAGGAGACATGTCTTCGGCTGAGGCAATTGTCGCTTCTCTGGGAACCAAGTTCGATGAACTCGGTCAGAAGCTCAAGATCTCTGAGAAGGTCCAGTGGCTCAAAGAGAAACTCATTGAGCTGCGAGATGCCCTTGTCGATACGTGGAACACGGTTCAAAATAGTGCCGTTTGGGATAAGCTAGGTAAGGCGTTCACTGACGTCGGCGGCAAGGTCAAGGAAGTAGCGGTCTCATTCCGCGACTGGATTAACGGTCACGGTGAGGTCAAGGCTAAGGCTAAGGAGGCAGCGGGTGCCGTATCTGAGGTAGGTACTGCCGCAGCCCAGGCTGCTAAGGAGACAGGTCAGGCCGCTAAGGAGAACTTCCTCAAGAAGTGGTTTGAGGACATTAAGCAGGTCGCTCAAGCCGTACACCTTCCGGAACTCTTCGACACTATCAAGCAGAAGTTCGTCGAGTTCAAGGACTTTGTCGTTAACACCTTCGCCCCCAAGGTGAAGGAAGGTGCTAAGAATGCATTTGGCTCTATCGGTACCGCGATGAGTCAGGCAAACTCCAACCTCAAGTCTTATGACATGGGCAAGATCCTTGTCGGGGCCATTGGCGGAGGAGTGCTTATCGCCTTTACTCGATGGATCAACTCCTTTAAGGAGAACTTTGACAAGATCGGAAATGTTGCTGACAAGCTCGGTAACGTCTTCGATAAGCTCGGCGGAGTCCTCGAGGCATTCGAGCAGAAGGTTAAGGCTAAGGCTCTCCTAACGATCGCTATTGCCCTCGGAGTTCTTGCGGGTGCGCTGATCCTGATGTCTCTGGTCCCTGCGCCAAAGCTACTAGTCACTCTTGCGGTCTTGAAGTTCCTATTCAAGATGATGGATGACATGCTTGAGTCCATGACTAAGATGGTGGCCTTCAAGAATGACAGCGTTCGTATTGTGGCTATGCTCATCGCTATGGGCGCAGCCATGATCTTGATGGCGACAGCTGTCAGAATTCTTGCCGGAATGGACCTCAAGGGCGCCGTGGTCGGTCTTGCTGCTATGAAGATCCTGATGATGACCATGCAGGAGTTCATGACCAAGATGGCTGCCACCAAGGGAGTCGAGAAGGGCGCTGGAATCCTTCTTGCTCTCGCTGCATCCTGTGTCATTCTGTCTCTGGCAGTGTACACCCTTGGATCTATGGACACTGGTAAGGCTATCCAGGGCGTCGTAACCCTCGCTGCGGTTGTGGCGATCCTGTCTGGGTTCATGATGGTCGTCAGTAAGGATCCATTCATGGGTAAGGGTGCGGCGATTCTCCTGTCGCTGGCCGTCTCATGTAACATCCTTGTGGCGGCTATCTGGATGCTCGGAACAATGGACACTGGCAAGCTCCTCCAGGGAGTCATTGCTCTAGGCGTGATTATTCTCGAGCTTTCTATGGCGATGGCTGTTGCTGGTAGGGCTAATGCTAGAGGTGCGGCTGCGATTATCGCTATGTCCGCGGCAGTCTTGGTTCTGACAGGGGCAGTAGCAATCCTTGGTAACATGGATATCATGACCCTGGCTAAAGGACTCATCGCTCTTGCAGCAGGTCTGGCTATCCTAGCTATCTCGATGGCGGCAGCAGACGCCTTCAAGGAAGGTGGAATTGCTCTAGGGATCGCCTCTATCGCATTCCTGGCCCTGGCCTCAGCAATGAAGACCCTATCGGGAATTACGTGGACCCAGCTCGCGATCGGGCTTATCGCTCTCGCAGGTGGCATGTTGATCTTAGTGGCGGCCGCCGCTGGTGCTCAGTACTTCGCGGTTGGTATGATCATCCTCACGGCAGCATTGCTCGCGCTAGGCCTGGCTCTACTTCCGATCTCAATTGGTATGGCCGCCTTTGCAGCAGTCTTGGGTATCTGTGCCACTACTGGTGCAGCAGCATTCCTAGTTCTGACTGAGGGGCTGAAACAGCTAGCGGCAATTCTTCCGCAGGTAGCCATCGACTTTGCGAATGCCATCGCTAACTTCATCATTACTCTGGGAGCCAAGGCCCCAGAGCTTGCTGTGGCTATGGCAGCATTGCTTGGAGCGATCATCTATGCCATTAATGCCAACATCCCTGGTATTGTGGCAACGTTGTTCATCCTGATCCAGGCAATGCTGACCGAGCTGGCTAACCACGCCTACGAGTTCGGCGAGAAGGGCGCCACCATTCTGGCAAACTTCCTGAATGGTATTGCTGACAATATCGGCAAGGTGATTGACGCTGCCACAAACGTCATTCTCAACTTCCTTGACGGAATTGCCAGGAATGGTCCGAAGATCATCGACAAGGGTATGTGGACAGTCCTTAAGCTGCTTGAGGGTGTCCGCGACGCCATTAACAAGTATTCTCACCGATTCAATAAGGTCGGTCGAGAGATTGCTTGGGCTATTGTCGATGGTATGACTGGTGGTCTCGCTTCCAAGGCCTGGAGCTTCGGTGAGTCTATGGTCTCCTTCGCCAAGAAGGGATACAACAAGGTCAAGGACTTCTTCGGCATCCACTCTCCTTCTCGATTGATGAAGGAGCTTGGTGGATACGTTGGAGAGGGCTTCGCTATCGGTGTCGAGAACACCGGTGAGCGTGTCGCTGAGGCGGGAGAGAACATGTCTAACGCCGCATACGACGCAATGGCTAAGGCGATTGGCGGAGTCAACGAACTCATCGAGGATGACCCGTCCTTCAAGCCGGAAATCAAGCCTGTCCTGGATCTCACTGAGATGCAGAAGCAGGCTAAGGGAATCAACAACTTCCTTCCCGCCATCGGAGTCACGGCTCAGGCAGCCAACGCTGCTCGGCCTCCCGCTCCGATCGCAGTTGACAATTCCGACAAGAATAGTCAAAATGGTGTTACAAACATCACATTCAACCAGACCAACAACTCGCCTGAGGCGCTGGATGCGGCGACTATCTATCGTCAGACCCACACTCAGCTTGCTATGGCAAAGGACAAGTTGACACTATGATCTCAGAGATCTCGTCCACGACCAAGTCGGGGGATCGACTTGCAATCGATATCACAGACCCCTACTCGTCGGGGGTCGCGATCAAGGAGATTACTGGTCTGGGGCCAGTAAAGGCAGACATCAGCACTGACCGGTATGCCTTGCTGGACGGAGCGTTCCTCAAGGGGGTCAGGGTTGGTACTCGTACTGTAGTACTGACTCTGATCCCCTGGGGGACCGACATTCAGGAACTCCGACTCAAGTGCTACTCATATTTTGGAGTCGGAGAGACCATCACTCTCGGTGTGACCACCGACTGGCTTAACGTGCACTCCGACTTCATCGTCGAGTCTGTCGAGCCGAATATCTTCTCTGAGCGACAGGAGATCCAGGTCTCCCTTCTTGGACTGGACCCGTACTGGAAGTCCTCCGCTACTCAGATCCAGAAGGTCGTAGGCTTCAATGACAACACGCCTTCCTTCGAGTTCCCGTTCTTCTCCGAGCCGAACCACAAGCTCAAGTTCGGTGATATGACTAACTCCTCTGGTAAGGACATCCGCTACCTCGGAGACTACCCGGCTGGTGCGACTATCACCGTCGAGTTCTCTGGCACAGTGAGTAACCTGATTGTCTCGAATGTCACCTACAACGAGACTATGTCCATCTCTCGAGCGGGAAATTTCTACCAAGGCGAGAGTATCATCATAGACACTCGACCGGGTAAGAAGTCCATTACTCACCAGGCTCGAGGTAGGAAGTCCTTCATCACGGGTGTTCTGGCTCCGGGGAGTACCTGGATTCAGATGCACCCAGGCATCAATACCATCGCCCTGCAGTATGCGGGGGGCGTTGACGACGTTAGCGTCTCTATGGAATACGACACTCTCTACAGGGGGATTTGATGCAGCTGTTCTTCGCATTCCTCCATAACTACGAAACCCTTATCGAGGTTCCGAATAACTTCTACTCGCTGAACTGGACTGAGCGGGCCTACGACTATGGTCAGTTCGAGCTCCAGCTCTACTCGGATCAGCCGGGGTACGAGTACAGTCTCGGGAACCTGTTTATCCGAGACGACACGGATACTGTGATGGTCATCGAGACGGCTACGGTGAAGCAGGAGGATGACGGGGTCTACCTCCACAAGTATACCGGGCGATCTCTTGAGTCGATGATGGAGTGGCGAATCCTTCCGCACCGGCGATGGATTGAGCCGGATGCCAATGGGCAGTTCAATGCCCAGGCTATGGCAGAGGATGTTGCTCACTCCAATCTCGGTAAGGATGCAAAGCCTGAGCGAAGGATTGACAACTTCAACTTCCATAGAAATACCCGCGTGTCTCAGATGGCCTACGTCAATGACACCGGCCAGAAGATCCAGGATGGTAAGTGGATCATCTATGACCGTGCGCCAATTGCGGACATGTTCAAGAACGTCATATCCGCATGCAAGCCAAACGGGTACTCGCTCTTTTACAAGATCAAGCTCGAGGATGGCGGCATCCACTGCTACATCACTGCTCCTCGGCTGATTAACACGATCACACTTGCTCAGGAGAACGACAACTTCTCGGACTTTGAGTCAGTTGATTCGATCGTGGATAAGAAGAGCACGATCTACGAGATCTTTGATACTGGTGACGTAGACCTGGACTGGGTTGCGGATGGAACTACGCATACCCGGGCGCATACACTTCGTTCAGAGAACCCGATCACTAGACGAGAGGTCTTGTGGGATAACACTCAGGTACACAAGCCATATTCCGTCAAGGACTGGAAGGCGCTTACGCCACTTCAGAAGAAGCATATCTCTTCCCTGACAGAGGTGTGGTATCCCTTCTGGGTTCTAGACGCCATGTTCCCGAAGTACACCCCGCTGAAGATGATCTCGGGTAAGATCAATAACTTCTCGAATGTTCAGTACCGCGATGGCTTCGACGTAGGTGATATTTTCTACTACGTCCCGTCCGGAAGCAACCCAGTACCCATCGAATGCCAGCTTACCGAGATGACTGAGTCCTGGTCGGCTGACGGGTTCTCTCAGGTTCCTTCCATCTCCATGTCGTCTCGCACCAAGTGGAATGGTGACGGCTTCCGTATCGACTTCACTCGCAATGGACCAGGTGAGGTCATTGTTCCTCGAGAAAGGGATTAGCATATGGCCATTACTAGCGGTTTCTACAACTCCGTGAATGGCGACCGGACATACGATGCCGATCAGTTCGGCTCGCTGTTTGACGGTATTATTGCCCCGGGGGTATTTCCGAATGTGGGGGATAAGTTCCGCGTTCGACCCACCAACAATGGTATGTCCGTCTACGTCGGCTCCGGCAAGGCGTGGCTGAACAACCGATGGGTTGAGAACTCGGGTGATGAGACGGTCACTCTGACCGGATCTCACGCTACTCTGGACCGTATCGACCTCGTATGTGTTGAGGTGGACCGATCCAAGGCCATCCGCGGCGCGAAGATCAAGGTAGTCCAGGGAACCCCTGCAGTTACCCCCACCGTTCCCTCGGTGGATGACAACGGTGACCGGCAGACGTTCGCTCTGGCACAGATCAAGATCATCAAGAACTCTCGACAAATCACGGCTGAGAACATCATCAGCCTCGTGGGTAGTGCTCGGACTCCTTATGTGAGCGGGCCTCTGCAGAACATCAACCTGGATGCTCTCCAGGCCAAGCTGCAGGGCGAGTTCAACACCTGGTTCGAGTCCGTCCGAGATGCCCTGGCTAACGCCGGGGGCAACACCTCGACTGATGTCGCCAACCTCAAGGTGAGTGACCGGAACCAGAACGAGCGACTCCAGGCCGTTGAGGGTCGTATCGCGGGTACTGAACTCAACATCACCAAGATCAACGAGAAGTTCAACAACTCTGGATCCGTCTATGGGATGCTGAATGACTCGAACGTCGGTGTGCACAACTCCATCTATCGAGGCGCCTCACTGGGTAGCAATGTCACGCCTTATCTCCAGGCTATCCGAAGCGGTTCCTTCTCCGGGCTCTACCTCGGGGACTACTGGACCTACTCGGGTATTACCTGGCGTATCGTGGCATTCAACTACTTCATCAACATTGGTGAGCCTCCGTTCCGGCAGAACCATATTGTGGTCGTCCCAGACGCATCTCTCTTCCGAGACGCATGGTCTACTACGATTCCGGACCAGCGCTCGTATGTGGACTCGACTCTGAACCAGTCTACCATGACGAAGGCTAGCCGCATGGCTGAGTCTCTGTTCAACCGATCAAACATGGTCGGCGTCTGGACTCGAGTGGCTACCGGATACGATGGGAACGGTGCAGTCAAGGATTGGCGCTGGTACAACCCACACATCAACATCATGGATGAGGCCATGCTCTGGGGTTCGTCCATCTTCGACGACTCACTGTCCCGGGGTATTCACCACAACCAGTTCCCCGCCTTCCGGCTCAACCCCGCCCTTGTTAACATCGAGGAGGAATACTGGCTTCGTGAGCGCGCCTCGGCTCAGACTGCGGTCTACATGAAGTCCACCGGCCAGTTCTCCCACGCCCCGCTGAACTACTCCTTCGGGGTTCGTCCCTATCTAGCGATCGGTTAACATGCAGCACTTCGGATTCAACCCTCTGACTGACATCGTGATAGCGATATTCCTGTCAGTTCTGGGATCTTCCGGGATGTGGGCTTGGATCATGAAGCGAAGTGAGCGAACATCCGCCACGTCAAGGCTTCTGCTCGGAATGGCCCATGACCGGATTGTATATGTCGGGAAGACTTATCTTCATCGAGGATTTCTTACCCTCGACGAGTATGAGGACTTCATGAAGTATCTCGTAGAGCCCTATTCCGAGTTCGGGGGGAATGGGCTTGCCGAGAAGATAGTGAATGAGGTCAAGAATCTTCCCGTAGTCCCCACCCCTAGACCCCCGGCGAATAGGAAGCAATATGGCAAAGCACCTTCAGGAGAGTAAGTTGAACAACAAGTCCTACGACATCCTCAAGTGGGTTGCGCTGGTCGCCCTCCCGGCTACCTCTGCGCTCTACCTCACGCTGGCGGCTCTGTGGCACCTGCCTCACCCGACTGAGGTTGCGGGCACTATCGCTGCGATTGACACCTTCCTGGGTGTGCTTCTCGGCGTGAGCTCCACCAAGTACCAGGGTACCCAGCCCTCTGGGGCCCTTCACGTGTCTGAGGACCAGGGGATCCACGCCACCTTCGACCAGGGCGTCGCTGAGATGCTCCGGAACGGGAAGGTGACGCTGGACGTCAAGCAGGTCTAAGCGAGAAAAACCTGCGGTATAATGAACCCCTAGAAAGGAGCCCATCCATGAAGAACCCTGACCCAATTCAGCAGACAATTGAAGCTGCTCTGAAGGAGGCCGAGCTTCACGATCCCTCTAGTGAGGACTACACCACAATTGCCCGAAATGTCGAGACTCTTGCAAAAGCCAAAGCCCTTGGCGAGAGCAAGAAGCTCAGCAAAGACGCAATTCTCGGTGCAGTAACCTCCATGGCAGGTATCGTAGCCGTCCTCCAGTACGAGCGACTTGCAGTCGTCAGCTCGAAGGCGTTCGGTTTGATCATGAAGGTTAA